CACCAAGCGTCGTTTTTGTAGTCGTAAACCAGGGTCTTGTTATTGTAGAAGGAACCGTCAACAGCCACTGATAAAAGGTACAGACTCTTAGTCTTCCAGTGAGCAGAGCAAGCAATGTCTCGTCTTCCGGGGGTAATTGACTCGACAGTTTCATGAACTCTGTTTGATAACTTTTTAGCGTTTGGAGTTCCGTCATACGAATAAACGCCGTCTTCAGCCAAGAACAACAAATTGCCTCGAACCTGCTGAACGCTTGAGTTGCTTACGCAACCAACCCCCGACACGACCTTGATTGGGCTGTAGTGCTCTACAAGTGTTGCGGAGTTTGGCCCCGTGTTAACCATGTTCCAAATTGAATCACTCTTAAAAACAGTAACGTATTCCCCGTAGGCAGACATTCCCGTAATGACACTGTTGTCATCTTCCATCAAGGGCTCAGCAGAGAGCACGGGCCAGACAGTGTGAAAGGGGGCAGCAGCTGACCACCTTATTTCGTATGGCAAGTCTTCCATTCCGCAGCACCACAATCGTCCTTTAAAAAACGTAATGTATTTTGCTTTAGGAAACTCCTTAAGCTGAATAACCAGGCTTGTGTCGTAAGCTGCACCTTCGCCTACTGCAAAGTCTCTGTGTTCCACAACCGCTTCGGAAGCTCCGGTGTTAACGTGCAGTCTCCCAACCTTGTCGCCCGTTGCGACAAACGCTTCTTGGTACTGCGGAACAACTGCAATGGTTCCTCTCCTGTCGTCAAAGGGCAATCCGAGAGCAGGAGATGATTGAATGTTGTCGAGGGTTAAGGTTTCACCTGTGTGAATTGCTGCAGTATTTTTGGTTGAAAAATAAATATAGCGTTTAGTCGTTGGAAACTGGGCAACAAACAGTCCCCGTGTGGGGTCTTTTGCGGCAACAGAGGATGAGCCTGCATAGTCACCATGGTCTCTTTGAGTTGATGACCACGTGGTTCCACTTACGTTGTTTATTGTCACTGAAGAATCAAGCGCCACCGCCCCGGCATTAACCAGGGTAAACCGTATAAAGTACTTGGTTTGTCCAGACACGGTTGCCGTCCCCCAGTCATTGGGGGATGCAAAGTGAAAAACACTTGTTGCATTTGATAAATGATTTGTTGCGTTGTCGCCAATAAATCCGGTTCGCTCGTTAACCGAAATATATTTCCAGTCAGAATCCTGGGTGCTGTAGTACTCAGCCTTGTAGGTAATGGCGTTTGTGTTTGTTGCTGTTAGCTGAACAGCTATACCTAAAACTTTTGAAAGGTCGTTGTTTGTACCCAGGTCTGATATTTCATCAAAGCCCACATACCAGTAATCGCCCACTGCTTCGGAGTTAAGGCTAAGGGTTGAGCCTTCGGCTACCGCAGAATAACTTCCGCCCGCCGCCTTCCCAACAAAAACCTGGGATTGAGTGGTGACGCCAAGTCCGGTGACAACCATGGATGTTATGCCAGTATAGCCTGGCCGTTGTTCGATAACCCCTAAAGGAGCCCAGACATTAAGAGCCTCCGCGCACTCCTCTGGCCCAGCAAGATCTGGTTGCTGATTGATGCCCTTGTTACATTTGAGCACCAAGTGCTGATACTCTCGACGCCCCATTCACAGACTCCTTACGCACTAGGTGATGCCTCTGATGGCTTTCTTTTTCGAGTTCTTTTGCGTTTAATTTCTTCTGTAGATTTCTTAATAAGGTCAGCAGCAAAGTCTTCCTCTACGGGTTTAACTTCTTTTTGACCGTGAACAAATTCAAGAAACTGAGACTTAGTTGGAACCGAGTACTGTGGATCTACTAGTCGAAAGTAAATTCTTTTCGTAGTAAGGTATTTTTCTTCTTCAATGTGAGCAGAAATTTCTTCTGGCTTTCTGTGCCCGCGCTTCTTTGCCTCAGACACAACTGAAGATTCGCTTCGGCCAAGCTCTGCGCCTGGGTCCATGAGCTTTAAATAAGCCCGTAAATCATCCAGGCTCCAGTCATCAACGTTTTTTGGGTTGGGCTCAAACTCGGTTGGCGCACGAGACTTAATAGAGCAGCCGCGAATAGCTGCTTCTGAAATAGCATCTCGGTTTAACCACCATTTAGCTTGGTTTGCAGGAAGAGCCCGACGCTTAAACGGAGGAATCTCAATTCGTCTTTGTGGTAAGTTTAAGGCTTCAATTGCCCCGTCTTTAGCAATGTATGATTTCATTCCCATATCGAACTTATTCATCAACATCCGAGGTTCTCTTTTGGGGTTATCAATTTCAACCATTTGCCAGCGACGGTCTACAAATAACTTAGACAAAACTTTTTCAGGAGCATCAGGATTACCTGTAATGTTTGCAATCCAAATCAAACCATCATCTTCGTCCTCATAAACACCGCCAACGTCTTCCTCGACAATTGAAACAAGAGGACTTCTTGATTCAACAAACTTGTCAGCGACAGCTTGGATAAAATCCTGTTCTCGGTTTGATTCTAAAATAATTTGCTTGCCGTTAAACACAATGCTTTGAGGTACGCCTGTGTTGTTCTTTAGTGTTACTAGTGCCATTTGTTTTCAATCCCTTAGTAAATAAACTCAGCAGAATCTTCGCTGCTGCTGCGAATTACGGTTACAGTTCCGTGAGGTCTTCCTCTGCTAACATCTTTATAAAAATCCATGCGAAGCTCTTGACGCTCTGCAGCCCAAGACTGAGGAGCAACTTCATCCGCCCTGGTTCTTAAGTCAATTGCAGCTGAATAAAAAATAAGTTCGTGATGGTCTGGGGCTACCAGTTCTGGCTCGTCGTTGTCTGAAGACATTTCTTCTGGCTCAGCCATGTATTCAATGCGAAGAGTACGATTGTCGCTTGGGCCGCTAGATCCCCACTGCAAAGTGCTTCGGTCTTTCCAGTGAACGTCGCCCAAAAAACCACTATCATCAAACACCAGTGGATGCCCAGGATCGCTGTTTGTTACATCAATGATTCGAGCTATCTGATTTTTTCCAATACTAGAAGGAAGGGAAAGCGTGACTGCGCCCGACAGCCAAGTAATTTCCGTAACAGAGGAAAACCATTGGCGAATACCTTCTTGCCTAGCTTTTCGGTACTCTCGCGCATAAGCGCGATTGATAGCTTTCTTGATTTGCGCAGTTGTAAAGTCTTGGTCTGTCTGCGAACTGTTAAAGTTCAGCAGCTCAGCTACCTCATCTTGCAGAGTTTTGAAGTCCATTACGCATCCAATGGCGGAAGCTCAAAAGAATCTTCTACTTTCCCTTGCGCCTCAACCCGTTTTTCAAGGTTTACTACATCGCTACGCGCATGCTTGTCAGCCATTATAACCGAAGCAGCATCCGACTTCTGTGCGCTCTTTAAGAGATCTGCCGTTGCTTCGTGAGCTACGTCATCAATAGCCCCAGAAAGATCCCGGCCTTTTTCTCTTGCAGACTCGCGCATCCGTCTTTCAATAGGCGTTAACCAAAGCCGTACTGACTCCAAAAAACGACCAGACAATACATCATCCGTGCCCATCCCAAAGCTTTCATCAAGCGTTGCAATAAACATAGGGACACGGAACAAACTGTCCCAATCCCTGCGAGTGCTGCCATTCTTGCCAAAGATAGGGCCACGCTCTTTTTTAACCATGGTTGTTTGCCCGTCATCCCCGACAACAGGATCTACATCCCACCGAAGGCGGTAACTTACAGGGTCATCAACCGAACCCGTATCTTGCACATGATAGAGCTGAACCAGGGCAAAAGACCCTGGATTCAACTCATCATCATTTTGCCGTTGCCGACCCGCCCAAGCCAACCGCAGTTGTGGATGCAGCTGAGAAAGACGACGACACACCCAACCAGGAGGATGCATCAGACCGGGCTAACCGTACCAGGAGTGGTAATTCCACCACCTGCAGACTCTGCAAAAATGCAGTAAACTTTTACCGCAGAGCCGGTCAAACTTCCGCCAGCAACAGTATCAAGGACAATCGAGACCTTGTTGTTGGTGGTGTCTGTTGACGTCCACGACATATCTACAACGCTGCCATCCGTAGGACGAGTAGTTGTAGCATGAAGAACCATTAGAGGCGTAGCTCCAGAGGGCCCGCCGTGTGCAATGGACTCAGTTTTACCAGCTACGGGAGTGCTTAAGCTTAGCTCCGTAATGGTAAATGGAGTCATAGAAATATTTGCTTGTGTGCTAGTTAAAGCCATTTCGGCCTCCTATTACTGGTAACCAACGTCCCAGGAAGTAATTGTTACTGCTCCAGCTACATCTGATGCATGCAACATATAAACAAATGGGATAACCACTTCGCCATTGTCAAACGTAAAGGCTGCTGAAGCAGTCGGAGCTGCTCCATCAATTTGATACGTAACAACGCCAGCAGCGCTAACCAAAACTTTTAGAGTCTTAGTTGCTGCATCAGCCCAGTTGTCAGTGGTGTCAGTGGTTACAGTTGCAGCGGCATTTATAATTGTTTCTGTTTTAATGTCACCAGAAATAACGTTAAACGCAGCCATCTCATCATAATTATCAAGAGCTGCCTGATACGTTTCAGCTTTACGAAAACCAGCTGCAAGGTCATCGGTGCCACTGACATCGGGAATATTGATAGTGCATGCAAAGTAAAACGCAGGGTCTGTTCCCACGACAAACTGAACGCCCCCAGAGCCCGTTACAGGATCTGTCGAAAGTTCCATTCCATCATTATCTGTTTGGTCTTGCCCAATATTTAAACCGGTTGCGGTAACAGCCGGGATAAGAATTGTTTGAGTACCATTAACGTGATGATACAGCGTTTCGTTGTTGCTGAACTTCAGAATGTTTTCACTGCCTGTTGAACCAGCGGTTGCCCCGCCAATCCCCGCCAAGGTTCCAGTGATCCCCGAACCCGCGCTCGTAAAATCAATGTATTGTTTTTTTCGTCTAGCCATCTTCTAATCTCCTAAATTCGTACGCACAAAACGTAAAGCTCACCGGTGCCCGATGCACTTGACGCTGCAAGTTTTCCACCCTTGGACACTTCGTAATAAACATCATCAATCTCATCGGCTCGACCGATGTCTTTATCCCCAGCGCAAGCTGCAGTTGTCGCGATGGTATTGGAACCATCTGTAAGCGTTACAACGCCACAGGCACCGCCTGTTGCATTCGCCCACATATCAACAACACGCACCTTAAAGTCCAGGTTATCAACTAAGTTTGCTGATGAAGTAGTAACTGATAAATGTAAAACAAAGGGTGGTGTTCCAAGCTTGTTTCCCTTGCGAGCAAGGGGGCGACCCGAAATACCTCTGTTATCTGCCATAATAATCCTCCAGTCCAACCATAAAAAGGAGAGCTAAGCTCCCCTCTTCACATTAATATGCAGTTGCCTTGTTGTCGTTAAGGTCAGTAATCTTACCGCAAGTATGACGCTCTTTGATATACATCTCCGCAATTTCGATTGCAGTTGCAGTGTACATACCTGAAACATCAGACCGTTTAAAGATTGACCCGCCTTCACGGCGCCACCCAAGCTGCTTCTGAACTGCACGATAAATCTTGCTGAAGTCACAGAAGAACATGGTGTTATGCAGACAGTCGGTATCAACCATGATGTCAACGCGTCCCAGTGCAGACTGGAATGCGGCAACAGCTAAACCGCCAACCTTGCTTTCAGGAGTCAGACGAAGTTCACCTTCGTAAAGCTCCTCGACATTGATTGCTTGCCAGCTATCACAAAGAACAGTCAGGCCATCCGATGGACGCTCTGAGCCGCTTCGCTGCTGAATGCCTGCAAGCATTTGCCGAAACAATGATGGGGTCAGGTCACGCTTGGTTCCGCTGTTGCTAAGAACAGTGGACGAGTAGCGAGGAAAAGCTGCCACATCAATGTTCTGAAACGTTGATGCTGAGTCACCGATTAGCTTATCAAGACCTGTTACAGCGCGGTTAACGCAGCCGTTCCAGACCAAAACATCGCTATCCGCACTGGTTGCAGGAAGAGCCCCTGTAAAATTAACAAGAGAATTTCCATCTGCATTTAATGCGCTTTCAACATTTGAAACAACAACGTTGCCATCCTTGGATGTAAGAGCAGCGTTGAACATGTTGTATGTTCCGCCGTCCCAAAGCATTCGGGCGTCATCAACAGGGCAATCCGCTGCAGCTGAATGACCATTTGCAATAGTTGCTACGGTGCCTGTCCCATCTCGAAAGAAGAAACCGTTTTCAAATTTGAGGATGTTATTCATCAGTCCTTTGACTTCAGAGGTAACAACGTCTCGCGCTACGTTTGGAGACTTCGCTGCAGTTGCCATGGCACCGTCAGTAATCTGAACAGAGCCCACGGTAAACTTACGCGTAGCCTGATAGGTTTGGTAGTCTTGCTTATCAGCTACAGGGAAGGCTCCGCCATCCTCAACATAACCAATGGAAGTACTACGTGCTGTGTGAATCTTGCCCTCAATATGAGAACCAGTCCACTTGTCGTCTTGGCGAACCAATGAACGAGCTTTTGAAGTATGATTAAGGGTCTCAACTACACCGTCTAAAAAACGGGTAAACGTTAAGCCCACGTTTCCAATATTAACACCTGCCATAATTAACTCCTCTAGACCGCTGGCTCATTGGCCGCGATCCAGTCTATGTGGCTATCAAACCCTGCTTTGCGAAGCTGAGACAACGACGGCATTCCCATGCCCTTGGTCGCTTTTCGTCTGCCCCCCGCTGCGGGCCTTGGGACCGCTCGGCCTTTTCTAATTTTCTTGCCCGTTGTCTTTGAGCGAACAGCCATTCGGGCATTCGCATAAGAGTCCAGGTAAGTCTTAAGCCGTGCAGCCGCATCTTTGGGTTCTATCCCGTAAGCACCTGCCATTGCTAAAACCATCTCCTCCGCATCGTTGGAGAGTTTTTTAGCATCTTCTTTTTCAAAACCGTCAAGGAGTACTTGGTTTGTGACAACTTCAGTTTGATGATTGTAATAATCATACCGAGCTTTCCGCTCAGCTTCCTGTTGTTGTTTTTGCCGGCTCGCCCGGTCCTGTTGAATCTCTTGTCGCAGTGCGGCAATTTGTGATTCTGCCAATGAACTGCTTTTGGTATTCGCCTCTTTGAGGATGTCTACCTTGAGCTGCTCAAGTGGACTAAGGTTGCTGTACTCCTCTTTCTGCTTTTGTTGCGACAACATCTGAAGCTGCTGTTGCTGCATCTGCAGTTGCCGCGCAACAGCGTCATTGTTTCCAGTTTTAGCTTGTTGTTGCATCTGCTGTTGCATTGCCACAAGTTGCTGCTGGAAATACTGATTCTGCTGCTGGACGTGTTGTTCAAGTTGCTTGTTGCGATTCGCTAAAGATTGAATTCTCTTCTGAGCCCGTGGAGTTGAAGCCGTTGTTTCCTCTGGCTCTAGGTCCTCGCCCTCAAATGAAGAGCTATCAATGCCTGGCTCTTCGCTAAGCTCATCGCCTAACTCGTCCTCGACATCCGTTTCATTGTATCCTGCGGCTCCTCCAAGCTCATCACTCAGACCTTGAAATTCTGAGTAGTCATGAACTGCTGAATCATCAACCGCACCTTCCAGGGGAAGCCCCTCGTTAGTGCCTAGAGTATCCACGTCTCCCATTGAAACATCTGCCATTTTATTTCACTTTCTGCAAATTACGTTTGCTAAACGAACAGGTGCTCTCCACAAGTAACTACGGCGCTATCGGCGCGACTCGGATGCAACTTGTAAATTGCAGTACGATTAAACAGCTGGATACAGTTTGTGTCAACACATGTCGATTAAATGTGTGGGGGAGTTGCTAAATGTATACATGTAAACAAAAGTTTCACGTGAAACAGTGGCGCTTGGTGGGGTAATTTAGAATTTTCTATTCTATACCATTAGCCTTCGCGGTTAGCGGTAACCCTGGCGGTTTGCTCTGCCTGCCTGTCAGCCATGCCTACTTGCTCATTGGCTTCCTGCCCGATGCTGCCTGAGCGACCGGGCTCTTGAACTCTTCCTGGCCTATTCATGGTTCCGCCTGGAGCGCTTTGATCTGGACCGCCAACACCGGGTCCACCCATGCCGCCGCCCATGCCGCCGCCCATGCCCTCAACTTCACCAGGGGGCATGCCCTGAGAGGCCCACGCAGTGTAGAACATCCAGACCTGTCGAACCATTTCTTTTGATTCGTCGGACGCACGTCGGCCCGGCCCACGCAACCAACCCAAAAGCTCCTCGGCAAAGATAAACGGGTCATCCTCAACCGATGGGTAATGGGTTTCGCCATTCTCAATAAGGTAAGGAATACGGCTAGCTACAGCTCTTTCAGTAGATTCAGCATCGTAACCAGACTGCGGAAGTCTTAGCTTGGCGTGACGCATAAACGCCTTCATGTCCGGCTGACCTGTTTGCATGTCCATGAATACGCCGGCATTCAAAAGGTCCATTGCCTGAGTCATCCGAACCGCTGGGTTTCGGCTTAACCCGTCTTCCTGCTCAAGCTGGATATCAAAACCGGGGGACAAATGTATGGCGTCAAATGAGTAGGTTTGCATCCCATCCGGTCCAATGACGGTAAACTTTCTGTCTGGGTGGTAATACGCCTGGACCAGCATAAGGGCCGCCCGGTGCATCTCCTTCCACTCGGAGTTATTGCGCATGATGATGGGGCCAACCTGTTGGTCCGCTTCTGCTTCGATAATCGCCATGGCCCGACCGTTGGGGTCGCTCATGGTAATGCCGGCCTCCTGGTCTGTGACTGCTGCTTGCTGACGGATATCTGCGGCTAATTGCGCATTGCGTCGAAAGACGTCCTGGGGAACCGGCGGCGGTGTTTCAAAATAGTTTCGCCCGGCTGCCGCGTTATAGGTGACAACCTGCGCCGAAGTAGCCGTTAGCTCATCAGCGGTAATTCTTGAACCAATAGCTTTAAAGAACTTTGGTTTCAGCAGAAGCTCTATGTGTTCCCGTATCTGAGTTTCAACTTGATTGATTTCTCTCTGACGGTGCCATGACTGGGCCAGGAAGGGCTCGCCCCAAAACTCGCCATCGTTTTTATCGAACATAAAGTGGAAGATAGGGAACCGGTTAAACATATAATAAGGTGACTCCATCTCCCTTACCACGTTGTCGTTGACCATAAACAGGCAGCGACCCTTTGGGTACTGCGGGGTTTTCTTTTCGTAAAACTCATAGATGTAGCAATGGTCATCTAGGCTTTCCGAATTTCCGTAAGTGTCCGTGCTGTTGTATCTGGCTTGGGCCGTGTGATCAGACTGAATGTTTCCTTCGCTTTTGATAATGTTTCCAAACTCAGGAAACCTTGCTCTCGCCTCTGCTACTGGCACAACTTCTCGAAGACAGACAGTCTGGGCAAACTCAAGAGACTCCGCGCCGGGATCGATAAACACGTCACGAGGGTCACGAACTCGTATCTTAATGTCCCCTTCATTTGCAGGGATAAGAGGCGGAGTGGGTGCGTCAATAGGCAGTGGGCCCATTTGCATCTCTTCAGGGTCTGGAAGTGACACCGGATGGGGAACAACCCCGGATGCTGCATCCTGCATTTGAGAAGACGCCATGGCGGCCTCTCGCTCAGCCATCATGTCGGCTTCGGCTTCCTTCTGGGCTGCGCACTGAGGGCACTCTTCATCTACGGAGTCATGAGTGTATTCGTAGTAATCGCAAATCTCACAGTAAGAGATGTCTTCGCCCGCTGCATAATCCCACGAAACCTGCATAAAAGAGTTGCCGGCCCACGGAAGTTTGTTGTTTACGTCCAGGTATTTAACGTCGAGGTTTTCTTTTCGCCTCAAGTACTGGAGAAATCCAGATGCTGCCCGTGCTCCGTGCTGCTCCTCAAAGTCTGACGTTGCAGGAAGAACGGTGCAAGTCGGTATAGTTCTGGTTAGCTTGCCGACAAGTGACCGGGCCGTTGGGCGCAGGACATTGTTAACGCTGCGCAGGCGCTTGGAGTCTTCAGATGTTAGGCGAACAATTTCACCAGTATCTTTATGGCGAACCACTAACTGGTCACCCTTCAGGTAAAGACGGTACAGCTCCCAGTCGCGCTCGTAGTATTGCTTTGAGTCATGGGACTGAGTGAACCATTCCTTTAGTCGAGCGGAAAGCTCCTTGTCTTCCTCTGTCTGGTCGTATCTTTCGGACTTAGTGTAGCCGTCGATAAGACCGGCAAAATCTACACTCTTATCTTCTTCAGGCATTTTACGCTCACTTGTTTAATTCGTGTGTGACATCCATAAAACGCATAGACATACTACTCAACTGTTCTTGTCGTTTACGTAACCGCTCCCGCATCATCTGCCCGGCTTCCTCGGGGTTCATTTGAGCTTGGGGATTCTGACCCATTTCTGGTCCCATTTCACCCATGGGCATTTGGCCTGGCATTTCCGGCGGTCCTGGAATCTGGCCCATTTCTGGTCCCATTTCCGCCTCGTACATTTCACCATCGGTTAACGGGTTATTTACTGGCTCGTTAAGAACATCATCTTCATACATGTCCTCTGGCTCAAGGGCCCCGTAAGGGCTGCCGTTCTGGTATCCTGCGGGTTGTCCAATTGAATCTCGGTATGGCATTAGAATGGTCCTCCAACCCTTGTGGGGCCTAGCAGTTTCTGAAGCAGGGCATCTCTTTCTGCCTTTTCTTGTTTCGTTATCTGGTATGGCGGAAGAGGATCAAACCCAAGGGCAGGGTCATAGTTTGGATTGCGTATAGTTGGTATGCCAAGCTGGACATCGTACGCTGAGCCAAACCTCATGCTGGGCTGAACCGGCTCCCTGAACTCCATGCCTGCGTCTCTAATGCCCTGATCGTAAGAAGCCAAAGATGCTTCCTTCTGGGCTCTTCGCAAATTCTGCCTACCTCTTGAGCGCCCTGGGCGACGTCTCTTTCTTTTTTTCTGCCCCATTGAATCATTGGTGTCAGCATCTGAGGATTGATTGGCCAATATCTGACTTTGCATCTGAGACATTTGATTTGTCTCTTCGCTAAACAATCCAGAAGGAGCTGCATCAACGGCAGGGTCTCCATAAAAATTTGAAGGGTAACCCATCTGAACATCTGCCATGGCCGGCATTTCAACAGTGGGCTCACGGCTCATTGCCGGAGTGTAAAACCCTTCTGTTTCTGGTAGGTCTTCCCCGTAGGCTCGGTATTCATTTTCGTAACCCGCCTGAACATCTGCCATGGCCGGCATTTGCACACCGGTCGGAAACTTTTCAATGCCCATGGTTCTAAGCGTAGGATAATCATTGACGCTGCCTTGGTCGCGAAGAATATCCCATTGCTGCTGATAGGGAACCCCTGACGTTTCTGCGTTTGCAAATCGAACACTTCCCCCAATGTCTGTAATATCCTGCTCGTTTTGCGCCGCCTCGCGAGCCGCGTCGTCACCCATTACAACCTGGTCCAGTCTTGGCATTCCAACAGTGGGCTCACGACTCATTGCAGCCAAGCCGGGGCTTTCTTCGGTCTCTAAGGGGTTTTCACCGTAAGATCTGTAATCATTTTCATACCCCATCTGAACATCTGCCATTGAGGGCATTCCAACAGTAGGCGGCTGGCGACTCATTGCAGGAGTATCGAAGTATCCTTCGGTGTCTGGTAGGTCTTCCCCGTAGGCTCGGTACTCATTCTCGTAGCCCATCTGAACATCTGCCATTGCGGGCATTTTCATCCCCTGTACTGCGGCATTCTCTGCGGCTGAGTTGGGGGTTCTTCCGGCCTGCATCTGGCCCATGGACCCGGGCATTGTAAGAAAAGGGCTGTCGGCAGCGTACATGCCCTCGGCATCCATGCCCGAGAAATACTCGGCATCTGAAACACCGCCACCTCCGCCCTCTAGGTAAGCTGTTGCCTGAACAGCTTCTTCCCAGTTACTAGGCTGCATGCCTTTCGATTTACCTTCGCCGTTATACCACTTGTCATACTCGGTCATTGACCCGCCGAAACGAGCAAGAACCGCTTCAAATGCTTGCTTATTAATCTCTCGTTTTTTTGTTGAGGCCGCATGCATGGCTCGCCCGACTACATCGTTTTTGTCCGGCTCAACGTTTCCGCCATAGATGCTTCTAAGCTTCTCAGCTGTCTGGTTTCCGTAGAGAGGGTTAACCACCCCGTCAGCAAACATCTGGCTTCTGAACTCTTCTGCGTTATCGTAGTTCTCTGGCTTGTGGTGGTCCATCCAGTTTTTCTGGGCAAGCGCCGTCCCTCTTGCGATCATGTCTTCCATGCCGCCCATTGCCAAGGCTTCCATTGAGCCAACCTCATTGTAGCCAGGAGCATCGGGGTACAATCCAAAGTTTGACAATTCACTTCGGCGATCATCTCTTTGACCCGCCGCATCTTCTTTGTGGGCGTCCTCCCACAAGTGTGCAAGATTAGGCTTGGGTTTCTCTTGCCCCATGCTTACTGCCAAGTCTCCCATCTCAACCGCTACGTCATGACCTGGATACACTCCAAAGTTGGACATATCGCTTCGCATTTCATCTCGCCGAACAGCAGCCTCTTCATCAAAGCTGGCTGCATCTACACTTCTTCCGGTCTCCACCGCTGCCATCTGAGCATCAAGCGCCTCCATGTCAATGGGGCCAGCGAGGGATTGCTCTGGGTCAACATAGACGTCATCGCGTGGGCCTCCAAAATCCAGGGGGCCTTCTACGTCACTTCGGTAGATAGGTTGATCTATCGGATACTCGTCATAGCTTGGAGCCAGGCCAAATGCGCCAGAGCCCATCGTCCGCTCTTCAAATGGGTCATAGCCGCCAGGGCCACCGCTCGCAAACTGCTGTTGCTGCTGAGCCAATTTTCGGTTGCGATTAAACCGGTCAATAAGCCGCTGCCTCATTTCGCTGTATTCCATAACAAACTCCTATACGATGTCGTAATCTCGTAGGTTTATTTCCCGGCCATCCGTGGTCGTAACAAACTGAGGCTCTGGCTCCTGCTCGGCATCGTCGGTTGCCTTCATTGCATCCTTAAGCATTTCAATGCGAACGTCACTTTCTTTTTCCATGACCTTGGCTTCCACCCGCTCTTGCAGTGTCTGAGCTTTTAGATTGTCGATGGTCTGGCCGAGAAGCTCAACATAATCTTTCTTAGAGGACTCAAGCATCCGGGACGAAACAAGAAAAGTGTATGAAGAGGCGCCGATGGCTGCCAGCACTGTTAGGATTACCCCGATGA